TTCATTTGGAGCTTGTTGTTGAGCAATACCAGTAACTGGTGTCCATTGTTCATCATCTTTTTGAGCCATACCAACCACCTTCTTGACGTAGTTTTGTGTTTCTTTAAATGGAGGAACTCCACCATACTTTTCAACATTACCTGGGCCAGCGTTATAAGCAGCCGCTACCAATGTGGGATCTTGGAATCGTTCTGTTAATTGGCCTAGATACTTAACACCGCCTCGGATGTTATCTCTCCAATCCATTCTGTTAACACCAAGATCTTTGGCAGTAGCACCCATTAACTGCATGGGTCCATAAGCACGATCATTGAACCTTGTTTCGGGTCCTATAGCATTAAAAGTTCCGCCAGATTCGGCTTGAACAACACTCTGTACCAAAGAAAGAGGAACACCTTGGCGCTCTGCCTCTTGAGCAGCAAATGCAAAGATTTCGTCTTTAGTTGCCATGTTATTGACCAATAAACATTACATTGCCATCTGGCTTTTTAACGCCATATCTTCCAGATTTACCTTGAACAAGTTGGAACCCTGCTGGCAAAATAGGTGCGCTTGGGTTTGCGGCAATTTGCTCATTAAGGAACTGGTTAACTTTTGGATGGTTATACAAGCGAGGGTTATCAGGAGAGTTAGCCCATGCCGTGTAAACAGCTTTAGGGTCACCTGTATAGGCATCAATAAACCTCTGACGGGCATCATCCTTATCTGCGGCAGCAATCTCAAGAGCAGATACATACTTTGTAACAAACTTAGGATCCGTTACGCCAGTAGTGGCTTTATCAACAATGCCACCTTCAAACGCATTGGCATTGCCTTTAATATTGCTCAAACCCTTCAAAACGCCTTCAGAACGTGTCTTATTAAGCAAGTTGACATTACCTACCAATGAATCAAACTTGTCGCCAACACCAGGTATAGCCCGCATATAAGCTGCACCTGTTGCAAAAAACTCTGTCAGTTTATTTGGATCAAGTTGTTCAGCAGCGTTATATAAATACTCAGCAGAAGTTTTGCGATCACCGACAGTTAATGCGGCATCAAGAGCAGTCTTTGTAAATTCATTGTATCGGTTTGATGTTGCCAGATTTACTGCTTCTTGGGCAGGAGAAATCTTAGCTACTGCACCGCCACCAACTCCACCTGTTTTGCCACCCGCCCCAGTAGATGTAACTCCAGATGGACGTTGAGTAAGCAATGAAGACCTAGGAACAAAATATGTTTTCCCATCAAGACCAATAACTTGTTCAACTTGAGCTTGAGCTTGAGCCAGAGCTTTGGCTGATTCAATTGCTCCAACAGATTCAACAGCACCAAATATTGGTTGTTGCATGAACCCACCACCTGGCCTTGGTACAAGTTCTGTATTGGTAGATACTTCTGGAGGAGTTGCTAAAATTCTAGACTCTCTGTAACCCTGTGCAGGAGCTGAAGCATATCCACGGGTTAGAGGATTGTATTGAGATACAACACCATCTTTCATAGTTGGCAAACCACTTAAAACATTGCCGCTTGCATCTACACGCAAATCACCTTGGAACTTTGGTTGCATAGCCGTCAAAGTTTCACGAATCTGAGGTTGTGCAGGATTCCCAGACAAACGCAAAGATGCAGATAATGCTTGCTGATAATCAACTGGTTGATTAATAGCTTGTGGCTCAACACGCTCTTGTGGCAAACCTAAAGCTGTGCCTAAAGCATAAGGGCTTGAGGCCATCCTTGGTCTTCCAAGATTTGCATTTAATGCTTGGCTTTGTGCTTGTTGTTGATTAGGAGCAAACTCTTCTAAAAAGCCAGCAACTTCACCACGTTGGCGTCTTTTCTCTTGCATCTCAGAAATAGCTCTTTGACCACTCAAGTACTGATCTGGCACAGAAAGAGCAGACTTCAAGCCCATAGAGGGGTCATTGCTTAACAAGGAGCCAAGCAAGAATTGTTGAGTAGCTTGCTTTTGTAAGCTATTCTTTTCCTCATCACTTAGGCCAGTAAGTGCCGCATCAGACAGCAAACCAAGATTAAACATATAAACTCCTTAGATACCCAACAAACCAAGCAAGCCTTGGCGTGAAGTAGAAGATGATTGCATTCCCGAACCACCACCAACATTGAGTCCCAATGCTTGGTTGAGAATCTGTTGTTGCTCCAATGGCAGATTGCGGATGGCATCCAACTGTTGTTGTGAGAACTGCTGCTGAACATTTCCAATGTTTGCCAAAGCTTGTGCGCCAGCCAGACCCATCTGCTGACCACCTTGTGCAATATTAGCCATCTGACCAGAAGCACCTAAACGCTGTTGGTTAGCAGTTAACCCTGCTTGCTGATTAGCTAAATTAGCTTGCAAGAAGTTCTGAGCATTAGTCAAACCTGCTTGCTGAGTCAATCCCGCTTGTTGGGCAGCACGAGCATTCAAAGCCGCTTGATTAGCTAAACCTGCTTGGTTAAATGCAGAAGCACCAAACTGTGAGGCTTGGTTTTGAGCGCCCATGTTTGCCAAGGCCATTGCTTGTTGATTAGCCGCATTAAACTGACCCATTTGATTCTGAGCCGCAACATTAGACAATCCTGCTTGTTGCAAGTTGCTTGCGTTATATTGAGCCAAAGCATTTTGTGCGGCAGCATTTTGTGCGGCAGCAGTGTTCTGAGCGCCAGCACCAAACTGAGAAGCTTGATTAACTGCTGCCTGTGATGCTAAACCTGCTTGCTGTTGATTACCAGCATTAAACTGAGACATCTGATTAGCAGCCGCAGCATTAGCCAAATTAACTGCTTGTTGGTTCATTGTGTTCATTTGACCAACACTAAAATCATAGCCTTGATTTGCAAGAGCTGCCCGTAAATTTGCATCTTGATTTGCTTGTGCAGCAGTCAATCCAGTAGACTGATTTGCCAATCTTGCTTGTTGTTCAAGTTGAGCATTTGATAATCCATATTGAACATCAACACCTTGATTAGCCAAAGCCGCCCGTAAGTTAGCATCTTGATTAGCTAAACCAAACTGACCTGCCAATTGCAATGCTTGCTGAGTAGTTGCAGCATCTTGAGCTTGGTTAAGTTGCTGTGATTGCATAGCACGAGCAAGATCAGCCTCAGAAGCTTGTTGAGCCGCTTGATAAGCCGCAGCATTCTGTTGAGCAACCAATCGAGCCGCATTCTCTCCAAACGCACGATTAGTCTCCGCTTCTGCAACACCCTGACGGGAGCCACCAAAAGCACGTGCCGCAGTAGCTTGAGCCGCAGTTTGCTGTTGTTGGAGTTGGCGTGAACGCTCCAAATCTTGCAAGCTTTGGTTAGTAACGGCCTGAGTATATGGATTCATATACTGCTGAATATTCTGATTTAGAAATGAAGCCGCCTCAATATCACGGATATTCCCACGAGCTTGCGGGGCAATCTGACCCAAAGCTTCAGATGCGACTTGAGCGCCTGTTACGCCAGTAGCAGATACATCTCTTGCTCCAGCACGATTTGCTTGGGCAGCGGCAATACGCTCTGCAACAATACGATCTGCGGCAACATCACGAACATTTGAACGAGCAAATTGAGCTGCTTGCGCTCTTTCAGCCGCACCAGCAGATGCACCTCCGAATCGTTCTGCCGTGTAACCAGTTGCTTGGGCTAAAGATGCAGGAGATGCTTGTGCGCCACCAAATGTAGCGGCAGGACCAGCAGATGCAAATTGACCAGTAGAAGCGTTATAACCTTGTTGAGCAGCCAAAGCAGCAGGATCTACAGTTGCTCCACCATAAGCGTTATATGTAACATTCTGGGGATTGTAATTAGCAACACGACCAGCAACATCAAATGCCGAGCGCATACCAGTAAAAACCTCACCACGGGGGTCTGCAAACTGACGAGCAACATTAAAGCCAGCTTGTTGATCTGGATTAAATGCGGCAAACTCTCTTGGAGCCAAACCTGCGGCAACACCTTGTGCGCTTGTTACATTCTGTAAAAAAGCATCACGAAATGCAGGATCAAGCTGCTGTGATTGTTGACTTGAGCCACCAGACATAATTACACCTCCGTTGATAGCCAATAATGTGTTGGCTTCATGTTAAATTTGGATACAAAAGTTCTTGACCAGCCTCTACGTCCTGTTAAGGTGATCTTTTGGCATTCCATGTCTTCAGCGAACTTCTGAATATGGTGGGCAAGTATCTCTAATTCTTCTAGATTACCACCTGCCAAGAATATGTGCAAAACCTTCATCCTTGGAAAGTTTTGAACCTGAGTAATAATTGCGCTATTAGTACTAGGCCATAATTGCATCGTACAACTGTCAATACAGTCGGCTACGTCCTGCATATTATATGTATTGTCGTATTCTAAAGCAGGTTGTAAGATTTTCTCTACTTTTTGAAAAGATACAGCCCATAATGGCAATTGACCATTAATCTTGTATTTTTCATAGTCAATCATCTAAAACTACCAAGTTTCCCATCAAATCTAATAACGCCAACACGCCAATCAGTTAATCTAACGCCTTCAATCTTAGCGGATATTTGTCTACCATTTATCCGAACTGAAGTTGGATTAGCCAAGGAATATGGTCCATAGTTATATTCTGTAGAATTTGGATAGAACTTAGTGCTAAAACGCACCTGTACGTCACCCGCAGTCTGCTCATCAGGAACTAATCCTGTCAAACTCATGGTTCTATCACCATTGCCTAACTCTACTGGTCCTGACTCAGCAAACAATGTCTGACCATCATAAGCAAAGCCAACTTCATGCTCATAGACGTATCCATCTGTAGAAACCATTAGTGGGTTGGTGAAGATGCCACGATCTGTCCCACACGTACGTGCTAACGTACCAATAGCCCAGTGATTCTCACGATAATTGTAAGAAACGTAAGAGTCTACTTCACTAGATGCCGCACTTGGGTAAAACCACCAAATCTCACCAAAAGTAGAGTTGTGTACACAATAAACCTTAGATGATTGAACAATGTTAATATTCTTAAACACGTAGTCAGAAACATCAGAATTCAATGGCTTAACAAATCCATCGTATACCCAGAATCCTGATCCAGACATCCAAATACAAGCATTGTCTGTAGTAGCTACTGATTGTTTAGAAATAACGCCACAACCAGTACCAACACGCTCAAAACTATAAATGAACGGAGGGCCAATGTATGTGGCAGTATGCACATCCACATCAGTAAACAGAATAGTAGCGCCACGGATGCGTTTAGCGCATTGCAAAGAGCCAATAGTGGTTAACTCAAAGTCACCCGCTTGGTTGGTAGCAGCAGGAGTCCATGTTGTATTGTTTTCTTGGTCACACCATTGAACTTTACGAGGATTACCACCCGCACCCAATGCAAACAAGAATCTCTCTTGAGTGACAACCAATCCAGTACAGCTAGTTGGTGCGTTAGTAATGGCAACAGCTTTATTTGCAGGGTTTAATTGCCATTCAAGAAGCTTTCCATCTTTAGATGAACAGGCAACGAGATATTCACCAAATGTATCCAAACTCCATGTTGTAGCAGGAGTATATGAGCCTAAATCTGGTCTAGCAACACCATAGGCCGCTGTTCCATAAGTTCCATAGCCATAACCAATTTTAAGTACTGCATCTGCGTCACCTACAGTAAATGATGTGGGAGTGATATCTGTAAGACTACCAGCTTCATTCATTACATAAAGCTTTGAATGTGTACCAATTCCGATACGTCTATTATTTGAGTTATCACGCCAATTAATCAGACCACGGGCTAAACCTGTCATTTGATTAGTAGAACGCTTCCTCCATCCACCTACTGGACGGATAGTATTTTCGTACCAACGTACTAGATTTGCGCTATTCCAACGGCCTTTAGACTGATATTCAGTCCCGTTTTTGTATACGCCTGGAGGAATTTGTAGTGGAATGTAAGCCATATCTGTATTCTATTCCCTAGGTAGGTTGGAGACAAAGCTAATTGTAGCAATTACAGATGGAATTGATGGCCTAGTTGGTGTTGAACTAGCAACGTAATGTTCAATATATGCCCCAACGTCACTTGTTCTCCATACAATTTGAACATAATCATTTGCATTTAAATCAACAAAGTAATTTAAAGCACAAATAGTATGAAATGGATCTCCTGCGGCTTTTCTTGGAGCTAACCCATATCTACTGTTAGATTTATCTATGTTTGTACCATTTTTTCTAAACCAGATATCTATATCTTGAGAGGCATTTGTTGTATTTACTAATTGAATTGAAAACTGAATGTTATAAATTCCTGAGTCTGTAACATTAAGTCTTGAACTATTTGATAAAGTAACTCCATTAGAGAAATCAGTTGTATCAAAAGTTATAGGATAAGCTGTAGTTGTGTTGGCGGCAACTTGATCTGTTCCATCTTGAAAAGCCCCATAAGGATTATTCAAGTACTTACCACCTCTTGGGCCAATAACAGACTGAATTGAATTAACTAACTTAGTAAAAAACAACCTCAAAAGTCCATTGTTTTGATTTTGGACATTTTGAGAATAGGAAATTCCTGATGTACCCAGACTAGGTATAGCAGGAATGTCTAGTTGTTGGTTTACATTAGCCAT